AAGTAAGATCTGAACAAGATTTATATGAAGATATTATAATAGAATCTTTAAAAATCTATGGTCAAGATGTTTATTATCTCCCAAGAGATATTATTAATGAAGATAGAATCTTAGGAGATGACGTACCTTCTAGATTTAATTCTTCATATAAGATTGAAATGTACATTGAGAATGTAGAAGGTTTTGATGGCGAGGGAGACTTATTTACTAAGTTTGGTGTAGAAATAAGAGACCAGGCAACTTTTGTCGTATCACGAAAACGCTGGGCCAACTCAGTGGCAAGATATGATAATGAGCTTAGTAGCGTAAGACCTTTAGAAGGAGATTTGATTTATCTTCCGCTGTCTAATAAGTTATTTCAAATTATGCAGGTTGAGCATGAGCAACCATTCTATCAGCTAAGCAATCTACCTACATACAAGCTAAGAACAGAACTGTTTGAATATAATGATGAGGATCTTGATACTGGTATAGACGCAATTGATGTTATTGAAAGAGCACATGCATATGAGTATTTACTTACGTTAGATTCTGCTAGCAATGGCTTTACTATTGGAGAGACAGCTACTCAGACCTTTACTACTGGGGTGACAATGCAAGGGGAAATTTCTAAGTGGTCTGATTCAGATAATATTCTTGGATTGATCCATGTCGGAGCAAGTGATGGTCTGTACCATGAGTTTACTACTACGCTGCAGATATCCAGTCTTACATCAGTTGCAACCGTAACGGCTGTTACCGAAGATAATCAAATATCCGCGAATGAGCAAAATGACGACTTTAATACTATTGGAGATAGTTTCTTAGACTTTACAGAATCCAATCCGTTCGGTGATCCAAGTGAGTAGTATGTTTGATTTTGGATTTACTGCAGTTGATGAAGATGAATTGGAAGCCGTACAAAAAGTGACGGTTGCTGCTACATCGGTAGAAGACAGGCTAAATAACTTATATAATGCTATTGTTCCGCTTTTAAATAATTTAAAAAAGAATCCAGAGAAAGATTATATTCTCTGGCCTAATCGTTTAACCAAAGTAGAAGAGTTTGAAGACGTTCTACAGAAGATATACAAGGGTTAATTATGCTTAGTAATCATTTCTATCATGAACGATTAAGAAAAAGTGTTGCAGTATTTGGCGCGTTGTTCAATAATATTTATGTTATCCGCAAGAATTCTTCTAACCAAGTTATTTCTCAGGTTAAAGTTCCACTATCCTATGCGCCTAGACGTAAGTTTTTAGAGCGTATTAGAGAAAATGCAGATTTATATGATGATACAAAAGTAGCTATGAAGCTACCTAGAATGTCTTTTGAAATTACGTCTATATCATATGATCAAGGAAGACAACTACAAAAGACAAATAATTTTCAACAAGCAGGTGCTACGGCAGAGCGTAGGAATATGTTTTATTCTTATGTTCCATATAATTTAGGTTTTCAGCTAAGCATATATGCAAAGAATCAAGATGACGCTCTGCAAGTAGTAGAGCAAGTCTTACCATACTTTAATCCGCAATACACGCTAACGTTAAAACCATTTGCTGAGTATCCTGATATAAAAGAAGATGTTCCTATTGCTCTAAACGGAGTAGATTTTTCCGATGATTATGAAGGAGCTTTAGAACAAAGAAGAACTATTTTATACACTTTATCATTCGATATGAGAATTAATTTCTATGGACCTATACTTGAGAAAAATACTATTCGTACTGCTATAAATAACATATATGATGCGGACACGGTGCCTACTTCGGATAATTTTGCAGGAAAAGTTACGGTTACACCTAACCCACTTGATGCTATTGGATTAGCGGATAGCGACTTTGGATTTACGACAGAAATATTTGAAAATGATAATACAAGATACGTGCTTGGTGGATATGTAGATTTGAATTATTTTATCTAAGGAAAGTAAAAAATGGCTATTACATTAAGAACAGTAAAGGGGTCAGCTCTAACCCATGTAGAGTTAGATGATAACTTTACAGATTTGTCAGGTAGAATTATAGATTCTGCGGGAATTGCTTCTATTGCAAGAAGCGTTGCTTTAGACTCGGCAGAAGCTTTTCAATTACTCTTAGATTCATCTGAGATTATTAATCTTATAGACTCAAATTATATTACACAATATGCTTTAAATACAAATGCGGTTACAAGTCTAATAAATTCAGATTATATAGCACAGTATTCGGTTGACAGCTCAGAAGTTATTAATTTAATTGATTCTGATTATGTTAACTTAAGACCACCTAGCTATACTACTCACTATGAAGATGAAGTTAAAGGTACAATTGATTCAGCTTATGTGTTATTAAAGGCAAAAGAGTTTACAACACAAAGCCAGGTCAGTTCTTTAATTGATTCTGCTTTGTTATTAGAAAGTTATATTGATTCGGCTGATGCATTAAATTTAATTGATTCTACTCACGTGAAATCATATATTAATGAAGAATATATAACGGCTTTGCAGTTCAGGGGATTTATAGATTCTGGCGACGCGTTAAATTTAATCGATTCTAATTATATTACAACATATCAAGATTATAGTTTCGAGAGCATTACTGACAAGCCCACGACTTTAGCTGGTTACGGAATTACTGATAATATAATAGACTCTGCTATTATAGTTAATCTTATAGATAGTGTAGTTGACAGCGCGTTTGTCTCTCTGCATCAAGATTTTAATTATAGTTCACTTATTAATCCTCCAACAATACTTTCTAATGCTGATGTCATAGATCTTATTGTTGATAATTCTATAGATTCAGATTTGGCGGTACAGCTAGTTGATTCAGATTACGTCCAGTTAAGACAAACTAATAGAATTACTCCAGGCACCTTAGAGTATAATTTTACTATTACTGCAAATGGGGTAGATCATTATGTTTTCGTGGATAGCGGAAATACTTTTTTCCCTTCAGCAGAAAATGATCCAACATTATACCTAAGAAGAGGCGAGAAGTATTTGTTTACAAATACCACTGGTGCACATCCCATGGAAATACAAGACAGCGATGGAAATGCGTATGAAATAGGGGTGACAAATAACAGAGATAATGATAATAGCGGAATAGTAACACTAACACCTTCTATGTCTGCTCCTCCAAGATTAAAATATCAGTGTACAAGTCACGCTGCTATGGGCGGAATTATTAATATAGTGTAATGATATGACACAAGATAATGCAGAAAATGACTTTGAATACTCAAGAAGAATATATCACGATCTTCTAAATAAAGGTTCTGAAGCTCTAGACGATATGATGGAAGTGGCTAGAGCTACTGAGCATCCTAGAGCTTTTGAGGTTCTTTCTAATATGATGAAAAATGTTGGTGACATTAATGGTTCGCTGATGGATCTTCATAAAAAGAAAAAAGACTTCGATAAAACCGATGAGGTAAAAGAATTACCAGGTCAAACTACCAATAATGTGTTTATTGGTTCTACTAGTGAACTGCAACGAATGTTGCGGCAACAAGATGATGAGGAAAATATAGTTGACATTAGTGATTACAAGAAGGATGACTGATTCTTACAACGGTAATATCAACGTAAAAAGAGATGGTATTACCCATAATTGGACCACTGCTGAAGTAGCTGAATATGCCAAGTGTATGAAAGACCCTGGTTACTTTGCTTCAACATACTGTAAAATAATATCGCTTGATAAAGGATTAGTTCCGTTTGAACTTTATCCATATCAAGAAAAGATGTTTAAGAAATTTAATGACAATAGATTTAATATAGTATTGGCTTGTAGACAATCGGGTAAATCTATATCTTCAGTCGCATATCTCTTATGGTATGTACTATTTAATCCAGAAAAGACTGTTGCGATTCTTGCAAATAAAGGCGCAACTGCCGGTGAGATGTTGGCACGTATTACTCTTATGCTAGAGAATCTTCCTTTCTTTTTACAACCAGGCTGTAGAGCTCTTAATAAAAGATCTATAGAGTTTTCAAATAATAGTAGAGTTATTGCAGCAGCTACGTCCGGATCGTCTATTCGTGGTATGTCAGTTAACTTATTATACCTTGATGAGTTTGCATTCGTTGAAAGAGCCGCCGAGTTTTATACCTCAACATATCCTGTTATTTCTTCTGGTAAAGATACAAAGGTTATTATTACTTCTACTGCTAATGGTATCGGTAATATATTTGAAAAGATATGGACAGGAGCTATTCAAGGTGTAAATGAATATACGCCATTCAGAGTAGATTGGTGGGATGTACCAGGTCGAGATGATGAGTGGAAACTGCAAACCATATCTAACACTTCGCAGTTACAGTTTGATCAGGAATTTGGTAACTGCCTAAATAAGTGTTCCCAAATTACTATTTGTATAAATAACATCATATATGATATACAAATAGGGGATTTATATGACGCTATCAACGCAAGACAAGAATGTGGTTTACCTGTTGAAGAGGAAATCAGACTCAGAGCAATACGTTGGTATTACGATGATGAGACGACTAAAGCAGAGGATGGGAGATCATAAAAGATCTGAAAGATTTAAAGGTATTGGATTTGATTATGAGATACTCGAAGAATCTACTGATAGGTCTTATATTGAAAATCAGGAAGAGTACTGGATTGAGAAATTAGACACATATAATAATGGATTGAATGAAAGTCCAAGTGGAAAAGGTTGGGGGCACAACTCATCGAATTTTACCACATTAGGATTTGTTTACTCGGATGAATCTCGTAAAAAAATGAGCGAATCTGCTAAGAAAAGGGCCGCAGAAGAAGGGTTTGAAGTAAGGTCTAAGAGAAGCAAGGATAACTATAAAGATCCAGAATATCTTGCAAAGCAGAGAAAAGCTAAGAAGGGTAAAAGACTAAGACCTCCTAAGATAAGTGATGATCAAGTTGCAGATATAAGAGATCATTACAGCAAGGAATATGATGCTTTAGTTGAACAATGTAAAAAGATAAACGATGCAAGACATAAAAAGAATTCAAGTTGGAAAAAGACAAATCCTGCCATTGAGTTTGGGAAACTGTATCAAACTAAATACAGTTGTTCAGGTAAACAGTTGGAGCTTATAGTATTATGGAAAGCAAGGACAGAGGTTCTACCCTCACTTTATGGGAAGAATTAACCGATACTCAACAATACCCTTATTTGAACAGAGTATACTATGCTATTGATAAAGATATGATATCTAGTGATACAAATGTAGAAATAAAAGCGAAACAGATTTATGAAAATGAAAATTCTAACACCTAGTGGATTCCAACCTTTTGAAGGCGTTGCACGATATTGGCATGATAAATCTCTCAAGTTCGTATTTGAGAACGGCACTGTTGAATCTGCATACGATCATAAATTCATTGTTGACAATAAAGAAATATTTGCACACGATGTTCAAATCGGTGACAATATTGGAAAGATCGTAAAAGATATTATCGAAATATCTTCGGGTGATTATTTTTATGATCCAGTAAATGTTTCAAATGGTAAAATCTATAATCACGATAATGGATTTATTTCTCATAATACTTTCTTTGGTACAGGTGATACTCTAATTAATGCAGAAACATTAATGGCTCTAAGAGCTAATCCGCCCAAGTCAATGCTAGAAGGTAATAGCGTTTACATATATGAAGAAACACAAAAAGATCATGATTATATTATGACTGTTGATGTGTCGAAGGGAAGAGGACAGGACTATTCTACATTTAATGTGATCGATATTAGCACAAGACC